TGAGTTTGGGATTATGTCAGGAAGTGTCTGGGGAACGATTATTAGACCGATGCTTTCAGATAGAAAGGGCTGGGCTATATTTATAGGTACACCAAGGGGAGCTAACGCTTTCCAGAAGATGTACTTATTTGCTAAAGAGGCTATGAAGAAAGCTGGTTCTGAGTGGTTTGGAGCTATGTATAAAGCTTCTGAGACGGGGATTGTGCCTAAATCAGAGCTAGAAGCGGCTCGTTCCACGATGACCGAGGATGAATATAACCAGGAGTTTTTATGTGATTTCGGGGCAGCGCTTGCAGGTGCGTACTATAAAAGACAATTTATTAGAGTTAATAAGGAAAACCGTATTACTCGTGTACCATATGAGTCTGGTTATCCCGTTGATATTTCTTTTGACCTTGGCATTGACGATTCCACAGCGGTTTGGTTTATACAAACAATCGGAAGAGAAAGAAGGGTTATTGACTACTATGAGTGCTCTGGGAAAGGCTTTGACGAGATTGTGCCGGAGATTCATGAAAAAGGGTACATGTTAAGATTTGCTTATCTGCCTCATGATGTGATGGTGAGATCCCTGGAAACTAAGAAGACAAGACTTGAAACATTGAAAAAGCTAAACCTTGTACCTAACAGGCATAACTATATCGTTGTGAAACGAAGTTCTGTTGAAGATGGGATTAACGAGGTTAGGAATATCTTTAGTACATTCTGGTTTGATGAACACAAATGTAGTTACGGAATAGCTTGCCTGCAAGCATATGAACGTGTGTTCGATGCTAAAGAGGGAGTGTTTAAAGGTAGGCCAAGGCACAATTGGGCTTCACATGGCGCTGATAGTATGAGAACATATGCAATGGGTCTTATCTCAGAGGAAGAGATAGAAGGCAGGGATTTTCTGCCAGACCAATTAGAAACTGACTACGATGTATTCGGAGGAATGTGATGGGTATATTTGATGATTTAATTGAAGCTGCTGAGAATACTGCAAGCGTATTTGTAGGAAAGGACTCTTTAATTGACCAAGCGTTTGGTTTATTTGAAAGAGGTGAAAACCTTATAACTGACGGTACTTTTGAGACAGACGCTCAGATTGATGAAAAGAAAAGAAACGCTAAGATACTTGCCAATGCAAGCAGGAACAAAACATTGTTCAATGAGATAATGCAAGATCAGACCATATCTGAAGTAACAAGGGGAGAGTTGTTGAAGCGATTTGATACCCTTGGCGTTTTAGACGATGGTGCGTTTAGTTCTATTAGCGGTACGTTTTCTCAAGCAAAAGAGGGAATTGGCTCTAAGTTTAAAGCAAGACAAGCAACAGAAGAATTTTTACAGATAACCAGAGACAAGCCAGGTCAGAAACAAACTCGTTTCGTGGATAGTGTTTCTAATTTAGGAGTGTAGCTATGGCTATGAAGATGACCCCTGAGCAAATTATTCAAATGATGCAGACGTTAAAGTCTGAAAGATCAGTGTGGGAAACTCACTGGCAAGACTTAACTGATATGATGTTACCTAGAAAGAATGACATTATCCGTACTGATGAAGTTAAGGGAAGAAAAAAGGGTATCGAACTTTACGATAACACCGCGATGAACTCGGCTGAGCTGCTTGCAGGTGCATTACATGGTTTATTAACTAACCCTTCCCAGCAGTGGTTTGAACTAACGACTGGTAATGAAAATCTAGATGCCAACGATGATGTGCGTATTTACTTGCAAGGCTTAACAAAGCGTATGCATAACATTCTAAATAACTCCAACTTCCAAACAGAAGTTCACGAAGTGTACTTAGATGAAGTGGTACTTGGTACTGCTTTCATGCACATGGATGAAGACGATGAAACAGTTGTTAGGTTTCATGCCAATCACATTGCCGAGATGTTTGCGGTTGAAGGAAACAAGGGATTCATTGACGAGGTTTATAGAAAGTTCAAGTGGACTGCTAGAAAGCTGGTACAAGAGTTTGCTCCTAACGATGCTGAAGATTTAGAGAAGGTTGAAGAGAAGCTAGGTAGAAGTGTTGCAAGGGCTTTTGAAAAGGGTAAGAATGATAAGTTCATTGTTTACCACGCTGTTTACAAGAGTGACTTCAGAGAGAAAGCTAAACAACCATATACTTCCCAGTACATTTTAGAGCTGGAGAAGAAAGAAATTCATGTGGGTGGTTTTAGAACTTTCCCTTATATGGTTCCACGCTGGACTAAAGCAACTGGTGAAACATACGGTAGAAGCCCTGGAATGAACGCTTTACCTGAAGCTAAGACGTTAAACGCGATGTCGCTTGCGGTATTGAAAGGCGCTCAAAAAACAGTAGATCCTCCATTGCAAGCACCGGATGACGGATTTGTTAGACCTAAAAGAACAACTCCAGGGGCTATCTTGTACTACAGAGCTGGTACTAATGATCGTATTCAGCCTGTCTTTAACGACACACGTTTAGACATTGGTGTGGAAATAACAAGAGATCGTCAATTTAGAATTAGAGAATCTTTCTTTGTAGATCAACTACAGTTAAGAGAAGGTCCACAGATGACGGCAACTGAGGTTAACCGTAGAACTGAGGAGCGTATGCGTTTACTTGGTCCTATGCTAGGCCGCCAACAATCAGAGTTCTTGGCACCATTAATTGAAAGACTATTCGATATTATGGTTAAGAAAGATTTAATCGGAGAGCCACCAGAGTTATTAAGAGGTGCTGACCTTGTTCCTAAATACTCGTCTACTATTGCAAGAGCGCAGAGAGTCGATGAGGGTAACAATACTCTTAGAGCTTTCCAAGCAAGTGCCCCGTTCTTAGAGCAGAGTCCTCAAGCGTTTGATATTATCGACGTTGAGAAGGTTGTACGTGAGAACTGGATAAACTACGGTGCGAGCCAAACTGTTCTTCGAAGAAAAGAAGAGATAGAGGCAATCAGGGAATCTCGTGCCCAAGCGCAGCAAGAGGCTAGAGAAAGACAACAAGGTCTTGACAATGCCGAGGCTGTGCAGAAAATGAGTCCTGCAATTCAGCAAGCACAACAAGCGGAGTCGTAATGAAGAGATACACAGAGCTGGAGCTAGTGAGTATGTTCCAGCAAGTATTTACAGGAAAGAATGGAGAGGTTATTCTTGACTGGTTTAAGCATATGTACGGGGATAAGATTAGTTTTGTCCCTAATGACCCTCATGGCACGAGTTTTAATGAAGGTCAAAGATCTGTTTATTTACAGATACAAGAGTTTATGAAGAAAGATATTAAGCAACTAGAAAAAGAAAGCGAGGAAGACAATGTTTGATTATTGGAGATTAATGAATCCAATGGTAATGGATGAGGCTAGCGACGGGACTGAAGGCGGCGACGGCGGCGGTTCAACAGGTGGAACGGAACTGCCAAGTTGGGATACTGTGAAAGCAGCGTTACCTGAAGACTTAAGAGATGCTGACGCATTTAAGACTGTTACTTCTTTAGAAGGTTTAGCTAAGTCTTACGTTCATGCTCAAAAGAGTATCGGTAAAGATAAGATTGTAGTGCCAGACCAGCATGCAAGTTCTGAAGACTACAGACAGGTAATGTTTAAACTTGGTCTATCTGAGAAACTTGAGGACTATAAGTTTGGTCTTCCTGAAGGTGTAGAGGGCGATGACGATTTCGTTAAGAACTTTACTAAGGCATCTCACGAAGCTGGTGTATTACCTCACCAAGCAGAGCAAGTTTTCAAGTGGTATCGTGATTATACTACTGAAGTTGTGGATGCTCATAAAGCTAAGATGACGGCACAGCTTGCAGAAGACGAGCAGCATTTGCGCCAGGAATGGGGACAGGCTTATGACGAGAATCTACAAAGGTCTGGGATTGCTTTAAAAGAGCTTATTCCTAATGAAGCTGAGAGAAAAGAATTTGTTGAGTCAGGTCTTGCGAAGAATAAAACAGTAATGAAAATGCTGGCAAGCGCTTCTAAGTTTTTTGATGAAGACAAGATTGTAGGCCACGGTGGAGCTAAGTTTAGTTCTATGTCTCCAGAAGAGGCACTTCAAAAAGCGCGTGATATACAAGGGAATATGGACCACCCGTATAGAAACCCAAGTCACCCTAACCACCAAGCGGCTCAAAAAGAAGTCCAGAATCTTTACAAAATAGCTTATCCAAGCTAATTAAAGTTGACACCGATCCCTGAGTATGTATTATTTACTCAGGGACAATCTTAGTCGCTGAGATCCTGGCTATAAAAAGCGTGAATCCTACAAGGGACAATTCCGAGGCGAGAAACCACAAACATTTTATTAACTTTGATTTTGGAGGACATAATGTCTACAGAAATTACTACGGCTTTTGTAAAGCAATATAGTGCTGAAGTTTTCCATTTATCACAACAGAAGGGTTCTCGCTTACAAGATAAAGTAAGACGTGAAACTCAACGTGGTAAATCGGCTTTTTATGATAGAATTGGTGCAGTAACTGCACAGAAGAAAGTATCTCGTCACAGCGATACTCCACAGATTGACACTCCTCACTCTAGACGTAGAGTTACTTTAAGTGACTACGAATGGGCTGACTTAATCGACAAGGAAGATCTTCGTCGTTTACTTCAAAACCCTGCTGGCGATTATGCTATGGCTGCAATGTGGGCAATGGGTCGTGCGAAGGATGATGAGATCATCGCTGCTGCTAACGGTTCTGCTTACGGTGGAGAAGAAGGTTCAACTGAAGTTACATTACCAAACGCTCAGAAGTTAGCTTCTGTAAACTCTGGTTTTGTTAACATGAACGTAGGTTTATTACGTGGCTCTAAGAAGATTTTAGATGCTGGCGAAGTAGATCCATCAATCCGCAGATACTGTGCTTTCACTTCTAGCCAGTCTGAAAGTTTACTTTCTGAGACTGAAGTTACTAGTTCTGATTTCAACACAGTTCGTGCATTAGTTATGGGTGAGATCAATACCTTCTTAGGTTTTGAATTCGTTATGACAGAAAGGTTAGATACGCAAGTTGATGCTTTAAGTGCTAATACTACTACAGGTGTTGTTGGTTCTGGAAGTTCAGTTGTTGGTCAAAGACGTTGTATCTTCTGGGCACAAGACGGATTGCTTATGGCAACTGCTGACGATGTGCAAGCAGAGATCGAAAGACGTGCTGACAAGTCTTACTCTACACAAGTTTACGTATCAATGGGAATTGGTGCTACTCGTATGGAAGAGAAGAAAGTTGTTATCGGACTTTGCGCTGAGTAATAGGTGAGGGCTTCGGCCCTTTCCTTAGAATTTAGATTTTTAATTTTAAATAGGAGATTTTCAAAATGGCTACATTGTCAGGAAATTTATACGGAACAGAGTATAACAATAGTTATGTTGCTGAACCACAAGTAAGAAATGATGTAAGTCTTCAGCATGGACGTTTACGCTACCTTTCAGGTGAGTACACAATTCCATCTGGTGATGTTTTAGGAACAAGTGCTATCGTAAAATTATTCAAGTTACCAAAAGGTGCAAGAGTAATTGAATGTTTAGCTTCAAGTGACGACCTTGGTACTACTGGTGACTTAGACATCGGTTGGGCTGACTCTGAAGAAGTTGACGAAAACGGTACAGTTTTAGAAGCTGCTGACGACGACGGATTCTTCGCTGATCTTGATGTTAACGCTGCTGCGATTAGCAGAACTGCAATGACTAACGCTGTCGCTGGATTTCGTAAGAAGTTCGCTGCGGAAGTTGATGTTCAGATTGCTATTCCAGAAGCTACAACAACTGATGGAACAATCTTTGTTGAGATGTACTACATTCTTGACTAATATTTTTTAATAGGAGGCTCCGATGGCAACAAGTTCTGTGGAGATTTGCAACTCGGCTCTTATAAAAATCGGAGCTAAAACTATTACGGCCTTGAGTGATGACACCAAGGCCGCTCGCTTATGTAATGAGCAGTACGACAAGTTACGAAAGAAACTACTCAGAAGTCATCTGTGGAATTTTGCAATATTTAGGAAGTCGCTGGCTGCCACCGCGAATACTCCTTCGTTTGGTTTTACGAATGAGTTCCTTTTGCCTAGTGACATTTTACGAATCCTGGAAACAGATTTGATAGAAGGTTCTAATTGGGTAATAGAGCAGAACACAGACGGGAACAAAGTTCTATTATGTAACTCTAGTTCTGTTAAAGTTCGTTACATAAAAGATGTGACAGACACAACATTATTTGCAACTGACTTTGAAGAAGCGCTTGCGTATATGCTTGCAGCAGATCTTGCGTATCCTTTAGTGCAATCAAGGGCGTTAATGCGAGACATGATGGCTCTTTATAAAGCAGAGGTAGCGGAAGCTAGATCATTCGACGCTCAAGAGAATTCACTAGAAGAAGTGGAAGCTAATGAGTGGACTGATATAAGGGCGTAGACATGGCTAGGTTTAATGACATAATCAACAACTTTGTAAATGGCGAAGTTAGTCCTCGTATTTACGGAAGAACTGATTCAGAGATTTACAGACGTGCTTGCAAGAATATTAAGAATATGATTGTTGTCCCTCAAGGTGGGGCACGTCGCAGGGTAGGAAGTCAGTTTGTAACTGATGAGTACTCAACAGGAAACGAGACTACATCAAACACAGGGGATATTCTAGCTCTATCTGATAGTATGAGGTTGATTCCTTTTGTTGTTTCAGAGGAAGAGTCATATTTAATACTCCTTACAGCAGATTACTTTGATGGTCTAAACCAGCATTTATTCTATGTTTACAATGTGAAAGACGAGACATTTCACCCTGTAGCATTAGGGATTGGTGATACAGTATTCTCAAGTAGTGCAAATACTACTACGGTACTGCAAGATGCGGATAAGATAAAAGAAATACAGTACGACCAGTCTGGTGACGTAATGATTTTCGCACATAAGGACATGCCGCCTTTTTACTTTGTAAGAACTGGCGTGAATGAGTTTACAGCTAACGAGTATGTTTCGACTACTCCGGTAAACTTCTCAGGGAAGATAACAGCAAACGGCGCACCTTTCAGAGATCAGAACACGTCTGATACAACATTAACTTTAAGTGCTGTCACAGTTGGGACAGGTAGAACACTAACTGCAAGCGATGATGTTTTTAATGCACTTCACGTTGGAACTATGTTTGCTTTTCAAGATAGCGGTACGATTGGTTATGCCATAGTAACTGCGTATAGTTCTGCTACTTCGGTGACAGTAGAAATTATCCAAGCATGTGCTGCGGCTTTTACATCAGGCAGTACACAATGGTATGAGTGCGCTTGGTCTGACTACAGAGGATGGCCTAGAACAGTTTCTTTCTGGCAAGGAAGACTCGTATTTGGCGGTAACGAATCACAACCAGATACTTTATGGACTTCACAACTTGGTGATGTTTTTGAAATGAATAACGATGACGTTATCGACCCTGGCGAAGCTTTAACAGAAGACGACCCACAGATTGTGACAGTAGCTTCGGATAAGGTGAATGAGATCAACTGGCTAGTAGCCGGAAGAGGAGATCTTTTATTTGGAAGTAGAGGACGTGAATACGCTGCAAGCGGTTTAGGAATAGGTACTGTTTCAGTTAGTCCTTATTCCAACAATGGTTCTGAGTATGTTCAGCCAGCGGTTGTAGATAACACGCCTATTTTTGTTCAACGTGGCTTTAGAAAAATAAGAGATATGAAGTACATTGAGCAGATCAGAGGATACACTTCCACAGATCTTACTTTCATAGCGGAGCATATAACAAAGAAAAGTTTAAGTATTTACACAAGCCCTTCTGCTCCAAAGATAAAGGGCATTACTGAACAGCGTTTAGACAACAAGCTTTTATGGGCTTGGGACAACAACGGCTATCTTTACTCTTGCACAGTAGCGGAGGAAGGTGACGTAAAAGCTTGGCACAGACATGAACTTGGTGGTGTACTGTCTTCAGACATACCAAAGGTATTAAGTGCTGCAAGCGTTCCTTCAAAAGATGGTACATATGATGAACTTCACTTACTGGTGAAAAGAACAGTGGATAGTACGGAGGTTGTATTTTGGGAAAAACTTGGGAATGATTTCTTTGAGGAGTCTCTTCACCCTGATGTTGATGCTAGGTACAGACAGCCTGTGTATATGGACGCTGCTAAAATGTTTAGAACTTCTGGTCCTGCTACTTTCTATGCTAGCTTAAGATCTGATGCCGACGCTGATACTTCTGATGGAACTGGTACGGGTACTGAAACAGGTACTATAACTTACGCCAGAGATAAGGCACAGTTTGATGACGGTAGTGCAAGCTATATTGACTGGGATGGTACAGATAATGCTGACTCCGCTCAAGTAGGTTGCATACGTTGGGACTGGTGGCCTAGTAAAAGAGGTACTAAGCAAACAATGGTATCTATCTGTAAAGCGGCTAGTGACATCGACAACTTAATTCAGGTTTCTTGGGAAGCTGATGATTCTATCGGGATTATCATTTTTGATTCTACAGGTAGTTCAGTGATTAACTCTACATTATCTGGAATTGATATTGGCGAAAGCGCTCCATCTGGATACTTGAATGGCGGGACCCCATATCACTTTGAATTAAATTACGACTTAACCAATGGTGCGACAAGACTCTTTGTTAACGGCAAGCAGTTAGGTACAACCTTTGCTGCAACAGGGACTAGAGATACAAGTATAGACCTTATTAGAATGGGAGCGGCATACAATGCTGCAACTCCTGCTTTAAATGCAAGAGGAGCTAACCTTGTTATATTCGATAGTGTCCAGCACACAGCGGACTACGAGTGGTACGAGTATCAGGGAGCGTCTACTACGATAAGAGGTCTTGATTATTTAGAGGGACAAACGGTTAAGGTACTTGCGGATGGATTGGTGCAGAGTGATAAAACAGTTTCATCTGGAAGTATAACTCTTGATGATACGTATTCTACTGTTATAGTGGGCCTTTCTTACGAGCATTTACTAGAGCCTTTAGCAATTAATTTTGGAGGGGCAATTGGAACAAGACAGGGAGAAACAACGAGGCTTGACAGGATTGTGGCAAGATTTGAAGGAACTGCGGCTTGCAACGCTGGCCCTACAGCAGATGATGTTGATTCTATTATATTTCGTGACGCTGATACTCCTCTTGCTGACCCTATCGCGCTTGTGACGGACGACAAAGAGATTTACTTAGATGGAGATTATGGACTAAATGAAACAGTTGTATTCAAGGGTTCTGATCCTTTACCATGTAACATTACATGTATTGTTGCAAGAGGTATAGCTTATGAATAATGGAGGTTTGTAGTGGACCCGTTTACGGCAGCGATGTTAATATCTGGCGGTGTTCAGATAATAGGAAAGATTAGGGCTAACCAAGCTGAAGCAGAGGCTCACGAAAGAAACGCTGAGTTCTTTCGTGAACAGCAAAAGATTTCACAGCTTGCAACTAGACGTGAATTAGATATTTTCCAGAGGGAGTCTGAAGCTTTCTTTGGCGACCAAGTAAGTGCTTACACAAAAGCTGGCGTTGATTTATCTGGAAGTATTCTGCGTTCATTGACTGAGACTAAGAGATCAGTTAGACAAGAAGAAGGAGCTATCCTAGAGCAAGGTAAGTTGCGTACAAAATTAGCTGGCATGAAAGCTGATGAGTCACTTAGAAATGCAGATAGAGCTAGAAGCAGTAACTTCTTCGATGTTATTTCAACAGTGGCTAACGTAGGGGCTTCAGTAGCCGGAAGAAGTAACCCAGAGGCTTCAAGTAAAAGTCCAGATGTATTCTTCAGTGGAAGCAACAGCGCGGTGAAAAAGGCAGGTTTATAATGGCTAGAATACCTACTAGAAGAGAAGGTCAAAGATTATCACAAGCTTCACCAGTTCAGGGCGAGAGTCCTGGAGCTGCAAGACGTGAAGGCGAAAATATAGCTAGAGCAGGTGCAGCCCTTGGTAACTTATCTGGAGCCTTGGGTAACTACTTTGAAAAGAAAAATAAAGTAGACAACAAATTATTTGAACATGAAGTTAGAGTTAGAGCCGAGCAGGTTTACCAAGAGGCTATGTTTAAAGCACGTCAAGACAAGAGACTTGAAGACGATGGCAGTAATATGCTGGCGTTATACAAAGAACACTCAAGCGGTTTTAACGAACAGATTGAGGGAATGGACGACGGTTTAAATAAACGTGTGGCTAGACGTATTTCTTTAGACGTTTCAAACGGGTTTACCAAGAAAGTTTATAGTAATATGATAGGCTTCGATGCTGCCCATAAAGCTAAAAGAGTTGAGGACTTTAGGGACTCGATGACTACTACAATGATGGCTAACCCAGAAGCATCTTCCATTGATGAAGCTAGGAATAGGTTTACTGACTATGTGGATGCGTTAGGTTTAGATCCTGAGACTAGAGCAAAGGTAGAATCTGAGTTTAATGAAAGTGCAGACTTGGCAATAGCCCAAGGCCATGCCTTAAAGGGTAACTACCAGAGTGCTACTGAACATGTAATGAATAGTGATAACTTTTCCCCCAAGCAAAAAACATCGTTGGTGAAAGACATTATTAATCAGCAACAACAGGTTGCTAATATTAATTACACACGAGATCAGAGGGAACGTACTCAACAGAAACAAGCATTGCAAGATCAGCGTGAAGACTTTTCAAGTGCTGTAATGAATAAGTTGATTGAAGCTGGCGATGACTTGCAGACGATAGCTGAAGTTGAAGCAGAGGTACAGTCTGTATTCCAAGCTAATCCGACTCTTGCTACAAAAGAAATTAGAAATATAGTAAAGTCTTTTAAAGATCCTGAGCGCAAGCAAGTACAAGATGAAGTCTTTTATGATTTTCAGGAAAGGATTTATAAAGGACGTGACATGAAAAGCCTGATGGCAGATATAAACGCTGCTATTGGTAATAGGGAACTTGACCCAAGAGATGCGGTAACTCTCCTTAATAGGCTTAGAGCTAATTCTAAGAAATCGACAAGTGATAAGTCTTTTGCGATTGATAAGAAGGCTGCTGAGTCTTTACTTAATGCGACGGTTACGCCTGATGGATTTGATATAACTGGTGCTTTTTATAAGGGTAAGAACTTAGCCAGAGTAGCTGGAGTTAGAGAACTTTACGCAGTTAATATCGACAAGGGTATGCGTCCTACAAAGGCTATGCGAAAAGCTTTGATTGCTTCTGGTTTAACACCAAAGGTAATTATTCCTCATATTCCTTTGGATGCTCAAGACGATGCTCAAAAGGTAGAGTTAATCAAAAGAAAGATCGTAGACGATATTAAGGGCGGTAAGTTAAAATCAAGGGACGATAAGAACAGAGCTAGAGATATTCTTAAAGCTATCCCTGAGTTTATTAGAAGAGAAAACGAGAAGAAATCCCTAGAGGAACTTATTCGATTAGATAAGGTAGAGGAAGGTAAATAATGGCTGATGTTACAGATCAAGAGTTACTAAGACTAGCCAATGAAGCTGACACAGGAGATGTTACTACAGCTCCAGAAGTGAAGACTGAATCACAGGTCAGGCAAGAAAGAGAATCTGAAGGCCAGAACTTTCTAGATGTAATGCAAGCAGATGTTAGAGCGCAGGAAGGTGAAGTAAGTACTGAGACTGTGAAGCAAGCCGCAGGTGGAGTTTTGGACATAGGCCAAGACTTAATAAACACAACTCACGATATTTTAGACTGGGGAGAGAATTGGCTGGCTGAAATGGGAATTGGCGAAGGTGATGTTTTTGAGCCTGGTAAGGCTACAACTTTTGCGGAGAAGATTATTCCTCCAAGTGCTAACCCTGTAGACAACGTGGTACGTGGTGTTGTTAGTTATGTTATGCCTTATGCAGGTCTTTCAAAGATAGTTACAGGTGGTTCTAAGGCTATCAAAGCAAGTAAAGCTTTAGCTGGTTCTGCTGCCATTAACGGTGTCTTAATGGACCCTGATGAGAAACGTGTGGCAGACTTCGCCAATGAAGTGCCTATGCTTTCACCGCTAGTGCCAAGCTGGTTACTTTCTGATGAAGACGATGAGGCTTTTGAGTCTAGGGTTAAAAACTCTGTAGAGAGTTTATTGGTTGATGCAGGACTGGCAGGACTTGGAACTGCTGTTGCTAAGTCTTTTAATATGGTTAGAAAAGGGCGTAAGCTAAAAGCTGCTCAAAAGACTGGTATTCCTGCGGTTGAAGAAAGTGCTGTTGGTGACGCTATACCTTCAAAGGAAACGGCTAAACCAAAGGTAGAAGCTAAACCAGTTACTCCAGAGGAAGATGAAGTTCTTAAAGCTTTGTATGAGCCTTCGGACTTTAATGCAAAAGACTTGGAGACAATACAAGGAGCTAATTCTTTAGAAGAGTTAGAGGCAGCTTTCCTGGAAACTTCTAAACACGCTGAGATCAAGAAGATAACAGCTCTTGCAAAACGTGGTGAAATACCGCAGGAAGAAACTACATTACGTGCAGTTGGGATACTGGCGAATAAAAAGAAATTTAATGAAGTTCTACAAAGGTCACATACTCCAGGTGAAGTTTTAAATGCTGAAGAGATTAGAGCCGTAGACATTTTCACTAGAGCTAAGGTGAATGAAGTTGTAGACTTCATGGAAAACATTAAGAACTTTGATGGTGACGACATAAACCTGCAAGCGGCTGTACTTAAAATGCAGGAAGCTCAGGTTGCAATGATGGGTAGGAACTCTACTTTCTCTGAAATTGGTAGAGCCTTGAACATCGCTAAAGTCACTGACACAATGGAACTCTCTGACTTAAGAAGAGAGTATTTAAACCAATATATGAAAGTGGTGGGGAAAGATAACGCTGTTGATCTTGTGAAAGAGATGGATAAGATTAGGAAATTAAAAAAACCTGCTGACTTACGGAACGCGATTAGAGCAATGGGGCAAGGTAGACTTGATACATTATCTAAGAAATTCCAAGGTTATTACTTATCAAACTTAATTGCAGGTCTTGGTACTACTAAAACAGCAATGGTAGGTAACGCATCATACGGTGTTGTAAGATCTGGAGAACTGGCAATACAGGGTATGATATCACCTTTCATAAAAGGCGCAAGCGTTGGTGAAGTAGTTTCAGCAGCTCGTGCAATACCAACTTCATTTATCGAAGGTTTAACAAATACAAAAGACTTCTTTGTTCACTCAAAGTTACCTACAGATATTACTAAGCAAAGATTTACTGACACTAAGAGAGTATTTACTGACACTATGGAGAGTTTAGGTTTAGCCGGAGAGACGGGTTCTGCTTGGAATAAAGTAGTTCATACGACAGGTAACTTAATAAGTGGGCAGGGTAGACTTCAAGCGGTGGATGCTTTTTCAAGGACTGTGGCTAAACGATCTACAATGAACCAGTTGGTTTATAGGGATGCTGTAGAAGCAGGTTTGAAAGAGGGTACTGAAGAGTTTTCTCAACATATGTCAAAGCTTATTGCTAACCCTACGCCAGAGTTAATTAATACAGTTGAAGGCGCTGCAAGTAGAGCAGCATTTGGAGCTAGAGCAAGTGAAGTACCTATTATAGGAACTGATGACTTAAATGTTGGTGAAGTGCTTAATTACTTTGAAAAGGGTTTATCTAGAATACCTGTGGTAAACGTAACAGTTCCTTTCGTAAGAACAGCAACTAACCTTGCGGACTTCTCGGTACAAAGAGTACCTGGAATTAACTTACTTAGCCCTAAGATTAGAGCAGGATTTGCGTCTGGTGGTGCGGCAAGGGCTGAAGCAATCTCCAAGACAATAATGGGTACTTCGGTACTAGGAGCTGCGGCCTTTTTAACTCACCAAGGTCACATGACTGGTGGGAATGCTGCTTCAAGAAAGTTTAAAAAGAAATTAACTGGAGATTCTAGGTACGGTGAATACGTATTAAATATCCCAGGTCGAGATAAGCCAGTTAAGTATGACAGGTTAGATCCTTTGGGAACTCTACTTGGAATAGGCGCTGATCTTGCGGAGATTTCAGGTTATGTAAGAGACGACAACTTCACAGACCATGAAGAGTTAGTAGGAGCGGCTGCAATTTTAGTTAAAGATTTAATGATACCTGAAGGACCATTAAATAACTTTGGTGATCTTGCAAGGTTCTTATCTGACCCTAAGCCTGGCAACGTACCTTTAAGTTTAACTGGTTTTATCCCTATGGGTGGGTTAGTTAAAGAAGCTACAAAAACTGGTACAGTAGCATCTGATCCTATAAAACGTGACACTAAATCAAAGGCCAAGGGTATTATGAAAGCCTGGGACGAGGTTTTCAATAAAGCCTTAGATACAATAGGTCTAGGTAAAGATATGCCACCATTACTAAACGTACTTGGTGATGAGGTAGCTTATCCTCCTGGCGTTAAGGTTGAACACGCGCTACCATTTTTTAGACATGATCTAACTAATGAGAACATGGACCCTGTTTATAAAGAACTTTATAGGCTGGCACCAGATGAATTTACAGATGCAGCAGAACCTTTTAGAGAACTGCTTTCAATGCCAGATCGAATTGTAAACTTCGGTATGGTTGTAGGTAGTACAGGGATTACTTCTAAGGCCCAAGAGGGTGTATTTAAGTATGAATTAGATGCTAAACAGTACCATAAACTAGTTAAATTAAGTGCTGGAATCGGCCTTGGTGGACCTACTCTTAAGCAATCTTTATCTAAATTAATAGATAGCTTTGCATACAAAAACGCTCCTACTGATCTTGCAAGAAAAGCAATGATATACCAAGTAGGTAAGCAGTATAGAAGTCTTGCGAAGAAAAAGATGATGTCTGAGATCGAGGGAGTTGAGGAAGAATTTAAGAGAATGGAACGTAAATTTAGACTTAAAGTTCAAGGGAGATAGTAAATGTCTATAAGTAATTTAACAGTTAAAGCTACTTATGTTGGCGACGGTGCAAATACTACATTTGCTATCCCTCACGCCAATGTTGTAGATGATTCAGCCGAAGTAAAGGTTTACATCAGGGACGAGTCAACTCCTACTGCAATCACTGAGGCACTTCAAACAGAAGGCGCACTTCAAGACTATACTTTAACAGGGGCACCGGACGCCTCCTCGTTCCACACGGACGTGGAGTTTAATACCGCACCTGCAAGCACGGATAAGGTTATTGTGATTAGGGAGCTACCTTTAACCCAGCCTCTTGATCTTACAAATGCTGGCAACTATAGCCCAGCGGCCCTAGAACTTGCGTACGATAGAGCGATTGCGATGATTCAGCAGTTGAATGAGATCTTAACCAGGGTTCCAAGGCTTTCTATCACGGAACAAAAGAGTGAAGCCAATATGACTTTACCTGTAACCATACCTGAGAATGGTATTTGGGGATTTGACGGAACTGACGGAATGAAGTTCTGGACTCCAGCGGAATTACTGGAAGAAGTTGAGGATGTGGAAATTGGTGCAGGGTACGGGGACAAAGAATCGGATACTTTAACCGATGGTCAATCAGCTACCAATGTAACTGGTATGACGATGGATAGTTCAACTGAAACAAGTGCAAGGTGGTTTGTAGAAGTGAAGGTTACATCAACTGCTGGCACTAAGTTTTTAACAGGCCATGTGGTAGGTCATTACAATGGAAGTGCATACTCGGTACACAAGAGTTTATTTGAGGGTGACATTTTCCAGGCAGATTTCACGATTGATGCTGGACAAGTTAAGCTTGCTTTAGGTACTCTTGGTGGGACTGGTTTTTCAGGTACGATTAAATTTAAAAGAATGGTTTTGGAGGCATAATGAGACGGGCAATACATATCATATTAATAGTACTGTTTACCAGTGTGGCGGCTTGGGGTGTATCTCAACTGCCAGAACTACAGGTAGATAACATAAATATAAATGGCAACACAATAAGTTCTACAAGCGGTAATATAGCGTTAACGCCTACAAGTGACTTAGCAATTACTGGAAACACAACTACAACTGGGACCATAGATGGTAGAGATGTTGCAGCGGACGGTGTTATTTTAGATAGCCTTGATTCTATTCTTGGTGACATTACAAGTGCTGAAGCAGATCAAATTGAAAACATTGATTCGGTGACAATCTCCAACACACAGTGGGGATATTTAGGTGTACTAGACCAAAGTCTAGTGACAACTGATACGCCTACTTTTGATGGTTTAATACTAACAGATCCAATGACTTTAAGCCATGAGACGACACCAAGTAATCCTTCCTCTGGCAACGTAAAAGTTTATGCAAAGAACGATGACACATTGTATGTGCTTAATAGTTCTGGAACAGAAACAGCAATAGGGGCTGGCGGTGGCTCCGGTCTTGGTGGTATCACTTACTTTCCAGACTTTGAAGCAGATGACACTTCAAACGTAACTACTTATGACGACGGGGCTGCGAACCCTGTGGATGGTACAGGTGGAACGGTTGACTACTTAACGGTATCAAGTGAGACTTCAGTTCAACTATCAGGTGACGCCAGTTATAAGATTGCAAAGTCAGCCAATGATGCTCAAGGTGAAGGCTTTGCCATTGCTTCAGATAACTTTTACAGGTTGGAAAAAGTCGGACCTAATACAATGGTCGCTTCATTTAGTTATGAAACCAGTACCAATTATGCCAGTGGTGACGTTACTATTTGGTATTATTTGATAGGCTCAAATGAGATACATCAATGTGTTGGAACGACAGTTATTGGAACAGGTCCACCAACAAATGAATTACTGAAAGCCGATGACGGTTCTGATTATAAATGTTTATTAAATGCCACAAGTTCTGACACGAACTTAAGGTTTATCTTTCACGTGGCGAGTACCAATGCCACAGCTTATGACGTTTACGTTGATAGAACAAAGCTTGCGCCAGACGAACTAGTTCCTGGGTTTATTGGAAGTGAGTGGGAGACTGCCACGGTAACAGATAGCTGGACGAACAGCACAGTATCGGCGAAAAAAAGAAGGGTAGGTGACTCGGCAGAGTATGAAGTTACGGTCCAATTAACGGGGACACCAGCAAGTACTACAGTTCTTGATTTAACATTAGATGAGACAGTCGATGAATCAAAGATAAGTCAATCTAATGATAGACCTTCTATAGGTGCTGCTTTTCTATTCGACTCTGGCACAGCGGGAAATAGACAACACGGGCAAGTATTCTTTTATCAACCAGGTAACACAGTAAGAGTGCTAGCAGACGGGGCATCTGTAGTAACAAATACAAGTCCCTTTTCTTTTGTCTCTGGGGATTATGTAAGTTTTAAATTTACAGTACCAATAGAAGGCTGGAAGTCAGGGGCTTTATTTTCTAGTGCTGCGGTTGATTATAAGAATGTTGATGTGCGCGGCTCAGGAAACGGCGGGACATCAATCACAGCCAGTACTACCAATCTTGATTTTACTGAAGTAAGTGACGAACTAGGTGCGTGGAGTGGTTCCCAGTTTACTGTCCCTGCTGATGGCAAGTATGTATTTACAGGAGCGGTGGGGACTACCGCGAGCCAAGCCGCAACTATGTATCTTTATATTGATGGAACAATAGATATACCTGTATCTAACAATCCAACAGCAACCACTATAAAAACTTTTCATGCAGAGAAATACTTAGAGAAAGATCAAGTAGTCGGGATTAGAAGTGATACAGGCTTTACTTTATTTAACTCTATAAATCATTACCTATCTATAGCCAGTGTTCAAGACACTTCAAAGCATAGTGAGTATAGAGGGACGAAGAAAACCCAAATAAAATATTTAACGGCAGATATAACTACAAATACAACTATGAGTGATTTAACCTTTTCAAACTTAGTTGTTGGTCAGTGGTATGAGGTTGACTTACATGGTAGGGCCGCTCTAACGGCGGCAACCACAGACAACGTGGATATAAATATTGAGCATGATGGCTCAAAAGTGGCTAGGCAAATTATACCTTTATCTTTTAACGGGGCAGCCGATCTTCGACATACATCTGCGGTATTTCAAGCGACAACAACAACTCTCACCTTTGTGTCTGCGAGTGTTGGCGGTAGTTCTGTTATTAATGGCAATTCGTCCAAGGATGAGACGTGGGCGCAATTAAAAGAAATTGAACCTTTAGTGGAAACAACGGAGTGGTAATATGGCAGATAAAGATTTAGTGGACTATTTTATAAAGCATACTAACGAAAGGCTTTCAGCTATTGATAAAAAGATGGATACACTGATTGCCTTTAAGTGGCAAATAATAGGCGGCGCAGGAGCCGCAAGCATAGTAGTCACGTTATTAATTCAATTTGCAATGGAAGTGCTTAAGCACAAACAAATATAAGGGGGACATATGTCTGAAGAAAAGAAAGCTGTAATGGCTGAAGTAAAAGTAGAGAACGGCATCATCAAAGTACACGCTGAGATTGATGTTATTGATGCACTAGAAGATCTAGCTGCAAAGTCTGACAACACTGTTGATGACGCTCTTGTTAAGATTGTGGCTGCGGCTAGAGAAAATCTTGACTGGAAGGGTGTAGCCAAGGAATTAATGTAATGGGTGCGCTTTCAGTAGTCCTATCCAAGGTGCTTTCGAGCGCCTTGGTGTGGGGACTAGAAAAGTTTTATATTTGGATTAAGAACAAGCATGCAGAAGATAAAGACAACGAGAAAACAACTGAAGCTGCGAAAGAGTTCAAGAAAGGAAATGAAGTCATAGCCGATAGAATTATTAAGGCAGAGGAAATAACCGATGAAGATGTTCAGAAAGCTAGAAAAGCGGCACGTAATCTTATTGGTCGCTTTGGCGATATTTAGCCTTGGTGCCAGTTCATGCGATAGGCAAGAGAAAGACTTTGATTTCTGGTACTTAGAGATAACTCCAGAGTATAGGTTTCAATGGTGTGTTCCTATTGAAGTTGAAGGTAAGGAAGTCTGTGAGAAGACTATGACCTTAACTGAGTCACACAAAAAAGGTATGATCGGCACGACTACTGAAGACTTTGAAGAGTTGGTTATGCGTTACAATAAGCTGAAAAGGGATTGCGGTAAGTGAGAAAAATAGAAAAGAAAATGTATAATTGGATTGATAGCAAGCTTCATAGCAATGGAGTTGCCCAACACGCAATAGTTCATAGGGACGCGCGTTTACTTCTTGTCTGTGCAGCGCAAGCTTGCGTAGGAATAAGAGAGGAAGGCGGTAACAATAGAGGAGAGTTCGTTGAACTTATCCAAGAGACTATTGGTGGTGCTGTATCTGAGCCTTGGTGCATGAGCCTTGTTCAGACTCTGATTGCCTACGTTGAGAATAGGTTTAAGATTGTGTCTCCAGTTTTTGCAACTGAACATGTCCAAACTTGCTGGAATAAAACGGACCAGGAACAAAGGATTAGGTTCTATCCTTTACCCGGCGCTGTCATTATCTGGAGAAAGGGTAAGACTAATTCAGGTCACACTGGAATTGTATTTGCCACAGATGGTGACGAGATGTGGACACTTGAAGGTAACACTGAAAAAGGTGTTGTTGATGGTCACGTTGTAAGAGACGGTGGCGGTGTTTACCTGGTGAAGAGAAACATTAAAGGCACAGGAAGCATGTTAGTCAGAGGCTTCCTTAAACCGTTCTAAGCACCGACTTGAAGCTTAATGAGTTTTTGAATGTAAGGTTGAACCATGAAACTTTTGTTTCTCCAGCCACCCCAATACTTGTTAAGCTTTTTTCTTTGCTGGTTAATGCTGATTATATTCCTGATAAACCACTTGCCAATTAAAGTTGGTTGATGTTCCAAGGCTACTATCACTTGGCCAAGGAATGTTATGTTGTCTTCATTACTGTTAAGCCTATCGAATATAGTAGCAAGCAGTAACCAAGCGTCACATAGATAAAGCAGAGTCCAGTCAGAGAATCCAGCCACTAGGACCTGGGATTCGGTCTCGAGCAGAGATAACGACGGATCCATGGCCGCGGTAAGGGAGACGCAGCTCCTCCCAGCCGATCCCAGGCCTTCTCTTTTATTAAGATGAATCAATTTTGGTCTCATCTTAATAAACTAGGGTAAACTCCTTATAAGTTTACAATTAATTCTCCCAAGGGTTTACAATTGGGTTTACAATCACTATAATGGGGCTTTCTTTTTGAATCAAAAATTGGGGAGAGTGCCACATATCTTCCCTGAGCTAAAAGATGAACTCCGTTAAGTAGTCTGACTGGCAATAGTTGGTGGAAAATAAATCGGTAGAAATACCTCTTGAGTGCTGGCAGACTTCCTCGCTAGCAAGATCCAGGAGTCGGGTTCGAGCCCCGACAAAATGTGGCTTTCATTATTTACAATCCGTTCATTTTAATCTATAATAAAGGTGGGGTCGCAGTAGCCTAGGATCTGATTGACCGCTAAATAAATTAATCCAAGGCCGTAGTTCCTTGCCGATGACAACGTCAGAATAGGCTAATCGGTGGACACCAGAGAAAGATCTGGATTGACCGGGGGAGTTGAGAGTGCACGTCTCACTCCCCGGTTCTTTTTGTTGGAGATAAGGATGGAATCATACAAAGTCGAGGTCATTTCAGAAGACGGCTAAGCACCCAGCAATCTTATTTCCATTTGCCATATCTCAGGGCCAGTAAGATCTGCTTGTCTGGTTACATTGTCTCTAATGTCTTCACCTCTTTTAACCATTGAATACGTACGAAGGAAGTGTCTCCTCTTGTGGTGCAATGCGAACCGAAGACTAGCCACCTCATCGCCTTGGGCGAATAATCCCATGATAATGCCAACCATCTGATCCCTGGTTATACACCCTCTCTTGTAGTCTATATAGACTGCACCAAAACCATAGTTGGTCATAGTTGGGTCCGGATGTCTGACGTATCCACCAGTTTCTTTAACCTCATAGAACTTAGAGAATGATTTAACTAGGGGATTGGTAGGGTTTAAATAATTATAGTGGCCTTCATAGTTAACAGCATCACCACAATCTATCGAGCCATCACTTTGTATTATGCAGAAGTCTTTTGATCTCATTTGCGAGCCATTATGTTACGAGCAATATTGGTGTACTTATCTTCAGCTACTCCTGGAGTCCTTAAATGAATCTCGACTCCTGCGAACAGGAAACTAAAAGGCTTGGGCCTACGATTCAGGTAGTAGGATAGTGCAAGCATCTTAAGCATAGTATTATTTACGCCAATATCAGTTGCTTTCACGCCTACTCTCCCTGGTGTTCTCATCTCGATATAAACCTGGCGCTTGGTCCCTTCCCTTAAGTCCATAATATCTTTGGCTTTAGATTCAAGGTTCACTGTAACAACTAACGGCCTTGGCGATACCTTTTCTATATACTCAACCACCAGTGCTTTTGCGGCAAACGGGTTGATGCCGTAGCGATTTAGATGTTGGAAGGTGAGTTCTCTTTCTGACTCTGAATTTGTAGTATTAAATCCCATTACTAATCCTTTTTAAATCGTTATAAATCTTGGTGAAGTTGCCAGGGAAAATAAACTCTGCGTAGCCTCCAGCCCTTCTTATCTTTCTGAGTTCATGCGCTTGCAGTTTAGCTCTACCCTTTGGCGGAAACAAGTCTTTATCGTCTTTTTTAAACTCCAATGCTATGAAGCGTCCATTAATTATTCCTATCCGGTCAGGTATCCCACGTATGCTGGCGCTTTCAATCTTATCAAACCAGAAACTATTTGCCAGTTGTTGAAACTTGCGCATAGTCCTGCGTTCAAAGGCTATCTCAGACATACTCTTGCATATCCCAAACAGACATAGATTTTCTAGATACTTCCGCAGAAGTCTCTAAGATCAAATCTTTATCAAAAGACTCATAGGTCTTAGACATAATATCTCTTACACTATCAATAACTCCAGTGTGTTCTTCCTTTAGTTCTAAAACTATCTCGTCATGAATGAGGCAGGTGACTGGGAAATAATCTAGTTTATTCTGCTCGTAAATCTTGGCTAAAGAAAACTTTAATGTATCTGCCGCAGTCCCTTGAATCAAATGGTTAACAGCTTTGTATTCTTCCCCTCTCTGGAATCTAAGGACTCTTCCGTATCTGTTTTTAATATAACCTCGGTTCTCTGCAACGTACATTACGTCTTGGATAAACTTCTTAACCTTTGGAAGTCGTGCCATATATAACGAGCGCAAATGCTTAGCCTCTTCATAGCTACAACCAATCATGTCCGCAAGCTTTTGGATACCAGCTCCATAAAGTTGAGCGAAGGAACAGTTCTTAGCAATCTTCCTTGAAACTCCAAGCATATCCGCAACTGTTTGGTGAACGTCTTCCCCTGCCATAACAGCATCAATAACTCCCTTTTCTCCAGCGTAATCAACTAGCAGTCTGTACTCTTGAGCCTGGTAATCTATCGCGCAGTAGAAGTGATCGGGCCTTGGTTCAAAGCAGCCGCGTATATAAAAGGGTTTACCAGCATCGTTTTCTTTATCTTCCTTGGAAAGCTGCTGAAGATTTGGTTCTTTGTAGGAGAATCTGCCAGTGACAGTTCCACCAGAGTTTGCGCTTGCGTGTATTATATTATTGGAGTCTGCCAGGTATAGGAATGTTGTATAGAATGAGGATATTTTCTTTTCTATCTTCCTTATTTTATTGATACAAGTCGCCGTCGGTGTGTTAATTTCTTCAAGGGCTTCTCTTTTGAACGAGGGGTTTCCTTTTTCGGTCCTTGGGTACGTCTCCCCTGCTTCATCAAATACTTCTCTAAATAACTTTGGTGAGTCCTTAAATGTTCTTCCGGTGACCTTCTCAAAATTTTCTTTTTCTTTTTGCAGTTCCCCAAGATCATACTCCATTGCTTTAACTGTGTAGTCGTAGTTAAGTTTAATGCCCCTAACCTTCATGGCATTGCAGGCTTTTGTAAGTTTTATTTCATTATCATAGACTGCTTTCATAAACCTTTTTCCTCTGGCTCAACCCTATCTTTAAATGTAACTCAGCATCTTTTTCAGCGTACTCAGCCAGCAATATAAAAGGAACTTTCTCAAAGTGCTTGCGCTTTATTTTCTTTTTCTTACCTGGCACTTGGACCATGGTATATAATTTATTTTCAGTGATACACTTTTCAACTTCATCAATCTTATACCAGCCACGTCTCAGGGAACAATGTGCCAGTGAGTAGTCTTTGGGACCAAGGTTATTGGTAAGTATTCTCTCTGAGATCATGGTGCAAACTACAGTGCCAGCAAGCTTTACACCTTCATATTCTAATTTCTGGAGATCATGTGAAGCATTGTGGATAAACCAGTGGATATTGTGATTATCCCAAACAGGCGAGAACTCTTTCAGAGATTCGTAGGGCATTACATATTTATCTGGCGCGTGGTTCCCTAGATAATCAGGGCCATCATATAAGTTCAAATAAAACTTATATGAATCGGTAGCGAAGGATACAGCAAACAATCTATCGTCGAATTCTGTGCCATATCCTTCTGTATCAATACCAATATTTGTCTGGCATTGAAGGTGTTCGATTACTTGGCGCATGTTATCTTTAGTTACTACCATTATTTAGCCTTTTTAGTGGCCTTTTTAGTAGTTTTAGCAGCCTTTTTAGTGGCTTTTTTAGCCTTTTTAGCTACCTTTTTGGTAGTTTTAGTGGCCTTTTTTGCTACCTTTTTAGTAGTCTTTTTCACTGAACTTCTATAAGCCTGTAGTCCAGCCTTAAGCAAAGTATTTACAAACTCGCCTCGGCTCTTAAAACCTTTGATCAAGTGATGGTTTGTAACGTGGTTGATTACTTCTGTATCAACGCCTCTTACGTATAATGTTTTTGTATCGCTCATTTTCTTCTCCTGTTGTCGTTGTGAAACTTAGTTAATAATGTTACGGCACTTGCAAGCTTTTCGATTGCTACCGATAACTCATTGGCTCTTTGATCTGCTGGAAGGTTTAGTTCCATTTCAGATAATTCACTATGAAACGTGGCAATCTTTGGTAGAGTTTTCTTGATTTCTTCCATACCAAATTTAGGTTTAGTAGGTGGCTCAAGGTTTTTCTTTACCTGTTCATCTGTTGTAGTCATTGTTTTTCTCCTCCAATTTTTTAAAATATTTATGAACTTGATACTGTGATTGCAAAGGCATCCTCATTTGAAATGTGAATGGTTTTTTGCTCATCATCAGGGATGTCTCCTTTGCAAATATCACATATTGTCACTTTCCAACTCCCCTAATTTCACTAAAAAATTTGAACACATTTTTTTGGTCACAACACAACGTGAATTCCTGATGATGTCCTTGAGCATTTCAACGCATGAATCATAGGCATCATGCTCAATCACCTTGATCATCTCATGAGGTGTTTCAAATTTTGGCTCTAAGCTTGATGCCAAAAAGACATGCTCAGACATTTCAATCTCAACTAGATTGGTGTCTTTAAAATGATGAGTGTTGGCAAGCCAGAATGTTCTTGGTTTATTTGGTGTCATTGTATCTCCTTGGCTGTCAAATAAAAATGTAGGCCCCTCGCAAGGGGTAGTGTCCGCATCTGCTGCCTAATCAAGTTAGGTCGTATGTACGATACACAGTTTTCACTCGTGTCTAATGGCCGTTTACATCTCGTTTAAGAGTGAGTGCAGTACACTACTCGCCACAGCTTACACGCTACCCACAAAAAACTAATTAAAATTTACCTTCATTATCATTACTAACAGTACGTGGTCCAGATTTTTCTGGTTGAACATCAGTCTCATCAACTTTAGTCCCACCTTTCTTAACCATCTTAAACCAATGCAATGCTTGCTCGATCTCTTCCTTGGTAGACATACGGACAACGTCAACATCTTGTACGCAGTATGAGCCATCATCATTGGAAGTATCTTTCACTGAAAGCGCAAGTGCTTTTGCTGGAGGAACAAGACTCTCCGCGCGATTATTCACGTACATAGTTGTAGCAAGCTTCTTACCAGCTTTTAAAGACGTGCGCCTAAAGTCTAGTACATATGGAAGGCTAATACCCTGTTCTAATTTACTTGGTAACAAGCAATAGAAAAGCATTACGCGATCTCTCTCAAGGCCGTCTTCTCTGAATGGAAGATCATCATTGAACCCTTCTCTTAGTGGGTTATCTTGAATCGAGATAGTTTGTTTGTACTCGCGTTTCCCCTTGGCGTTAATATCGTATTCTACCCATTGCTTTTCCAGGTGAAAAGGAATGAACTCCACTGGAGTATTTAAGTCCCCAAGCTTTTCATTGGTAACAGAGTCGTTAATATCTCCATACTCACTCTTCTTCTCCTTAACTCTATCGCTGATCTGTTGGGCTACCAATAGCTTTGGTATTACGATGTCATTGGCAGTTACCGCTGGAGCATCGCCCCAGTCTGCCATGTTTGCAGCTTCTGCTGGTAAGTTTGATTCTTTTTTCTCTATACTTTTGCTCATTTTATTCTCCTATTTAGCTGCCTTGCGGAAGCTAGTTGATTTCTGTAACGTTGGCTCAGGTAATGGAAGATCAAAAGGTTCTATTGTTTCCCCTCTCTCCTGCGCTGCCTTGGCCTTTTCAACGTACTCGTTATACTCTCTGTTATAAAAACTGTTAAGAGTATTGTGGTTAACTCCAAGTATCGAAATTAAATATTCTTCCCCGTACTTGTCTTGAATCCAATCATAAAGCTTACGCTTCGCTTCGATAGTCTTAGCGGTGGTAACTACACGCTTCTCTACTATTGTAAAAGTACCGAGTCCGTCTACCTTGTAACTCTTTTTCCCAGCAGCTTCAAGTGCTAGCATTACTTTTGTCTCAAGCGCTGCGTAATCCTTGTAAGCATCTGTACTGGCCTTCTTTTTCTCATCGTATAATTCTCTGGCTTCCCTCATCTCTTTTATAAGGTCGTCCATATCCTTTAAGTTTAATTCTGGCGACTCGTCTAGGTCCCAGTCATTTAATCCTATCATGTTTATCTCCTTTGTTTTAAATTTCCTCTATTAGTTTATCTAGGTCTTTCATAACCTATCCTTCCAATTCAATATCTTATCTGAAATATTTTGCTTGTTATCAAGGGCTTCTGCTACCAATTCATCTATCGTACCAAGCGTAGTTAAGTTTATTCCTGTAATCTTGTCGTGTACCTCGGAGCCTTTCCTGTGATTCCTAGCCTCACTCTGTATATCATCTCCAAGTTTAAAACTTCTAGAGTACCTGATGTAACAGTTGGAAGACACGAGATTAATTCCAATGCCCCCTGCTCCAGGATGCCCTATTAATACCCTGCACCCTGCTTCGTTATTAAACTTATCTACAGCCCCCTGGCGATCCTTGGTCCCACCATGTAGTTCAACATAATCAAGGCCCAACTCCTTACACACTCTTCCTATCTGCTCATAGTTCTTTTTAAATATGGCCCATACAATAACCTTATTCCTTGGCGCAATCTCTGAAAGCAGTTCCTTTAAAGCATCAAGTCTAGGTACTTTCTTAAACTCAATCTCTTCGCCGTCTTCTGTTTTAACAAACCCTGTAACAACTTGTTGAAGGCGCAAGGCTTTAGTGATTGCTAGCTTGGCGACTACTGCCTTTGGTTGCCCACTCTCATCTAATTCTTTTAGATAGGTAACGAACTCATCTTTTAATTCTTTGTATGCTTTCTTTTGTTCTGGCGAAAGTTCAGGGTATTTATTCTCGATCACCAGTGGTGGAAGATCTTTTAATACCTCTTCTTTTTTAACAACCATCATTTTTTCATTAAGTCTTTTGTTCATCTCATCATAGGTAGCAGCTCTTGGTTGCCAGTCTGGGAAATGATTCTTCTGGCCGGACCATGCTGCGTTCCTATCTTCAAAGAAAGTATTCCTGAACCAGAAAAAGTTAGTCCCAAATGTGGACTCCTTTTCTAGGTATCCGTCCATTACTTTATACTGCATGAATAAATCCATTGCGTTATTAAGAATAGGTGTGCCAGAGAGTAAGTACCTGTGCTTGCAATTCTCGTTAGAAGCAATAGTAAAGACTCCCTTGGCACGTTTAGATGTATTATTTTTTAGTATATGACAATTGCCAGTGATTATCGGCTTTCCATTTCTTCTGGTAACTATGTTTCCGTAGGGGACGGATACACAATATACATAACCCTGAAATTTATTTTTCTCTACCTCTACATTTTGGTAAGTGATATGAGATGATGTTTTCGATATAAAAAGTCTATAGATATCAGAATAAGAATCTTTCCTCTCATCTTTTTGCACTGTCATATTTGATTTGTATCCAGCTAAAATACAAACTGCTTGGTAGAACTCTGTTGCTAGCTTGTCTGCACTTGAATAGTAATAAGTTTTCTCGCTTGATTTATATCCATCCCACAGAACCATATACTCGATAATTTCTCTTGCCTTAAAAAAAGATATTTCATCTAATTTAATAACATCGTATATCTTCTTAGTCTGAAATTCCTTAAGACAAGGTACAGAGAACCTTCTTCTCCCTGGTCTATCATTTAGTTCTTTACATTCGATACCCATAGCCTTACACAGGCTGAGTAGTTCATTAATTTTCCTATCTTTACAGAAACTAAACTGTATTCTATCTCCACTTGGGGGAATATACCCATCGGCTTGCAGAGCTATCATAAGCTTTTCGTATTTCGTTAAAGAACTTTCTCTACCCACTGCTTTACCTGCAACAGGGATTTTTATATTTGAGTTTTGTTTTAAATCTTTGAATTTTTCCTTGAGAACTTCTCCTCTAAAATTGTATATCAAATCGTGCCCTGGAGTAGCTACTAAAGACATCTTCTTACTTTCTATTTTTAAAAGACCTTCAGTAGCTTTTTTCTTAATGTATTTTACTGGGACAACAAATGATATTTCCTCGGTCTCACCGCTATACTGCGCAACTGGCGTACCCTTTTTTAATTGGTCGAATCTAATAAACCCTTTATCAGTGAGGATTTCAGTATCTCCTGGGAAACATTCATCGCACACTAATATTTCAATTCTGTGCTTTAGTAGAGCATAAAGAATTTCTACGTTATTCATTACATCATAGTTAAGAATAAATATAGTAGGTCTACCTTTTCTCTCTTCTATTTTTTCAATTCTTTTCTTGGTACTACCAACTAGAACTACAATATCCCTTGGCGTTACTCTTGAATACATGGAAAATTCACGCTTCCAGTTTTCAAGTACGA